AGCGGGCCTCTCAGACATGCCAAGCGGAGACCATTCGTTATCCGTGTACTGGTACATGCCTTGCTCGGTGCTTACTACCTGCGCCGCTGGGTCAGGCTGCGCCATTACGGTGGGTTCGGGTGCATCTACATATCTAGTAGATAGATTGCCCGCAGCGTCATACTCCTGAATCGCATACTGGATGATGTTGCCGTACGCATCTTTGATAGGTTGAGCTTGCTCGCTCACACCGCCGAATGGCATGCCTCTATTTATGTTCGCTTGTATACGGTCAAGGTCAAGCTTAGTCTGGGTCATCGCAAGTTGGTCATCTGACATCTTGCGAGCATGTGCAACTTCAGCGGCACTCATACTGCTAGTAGTGCGCACCACCCACTTCTGGAACGTCTTCGATGACGGGTCGGTGTCTACGGCAAGTACGTAACCTGGGTCAAATACAGGCGGGCCGCCTTCCACGGGTATCTCGGCTACCTGCATCCTTATCGCTTCCCAAACAGCTTCCGAGTAAGTGTCAGACCCGACACCGGGTTCTTCTTCTTTTTCTTTTTTGGTTCGTTCGTACGCTGGCGACCAGTTGCCGTCTGCGTACTGGAATTTAATCTTATCGGTTCCAGGCAGAAGCTGTGAGCCAACGATTCTTTCATCTCGCTCTGGTTTAGGCGCTCCAGGCTGGATTGCTTTCACATACGGCTTGCTTTTCTCATCTAAGTCAACCCACCACTTCACGCCTTCTGTACCAGGGCCAAACATGCTGATACCGTATGCCTGCGCATCATTGTAATTATCGTGGGCTTGGCTAGCAGACATAGCTCCTGGGTATTGTCCAGGCTGTGGCCCTCCTGCTTCGCCAAAACCAACTGGGCCTTTGTAGCTACCCAGCCCCGTAAGTTGGACTGCAGGGAAGCCGCCCTTGGTTGTCGTCTTGGACGCAACCTTCCCCATGTTTTCTCTTATCCAAATCCGCAGGTCTATCTCTGGATTACCAGTCACATCATCCGACAGCCATGATTCGGGACTGTCGGGGTCGGGCATCCCAGACCAGCTAGCATTAGGAACAACAGCGTAATATCTGCCGTCTTCGTATATTACCTTTGGGTCAGCCATTCAAGCCTCCACGGTGCAGGGGAAGGTTCATGTCCCCGTTAGGCCCATTGCCGCCTCTGTACTGCGCCAGCGCGCCGCGCGTACCTTTCTCGCGTACTATGCGCTGGCGTTCTTCCTTGCTAGATGTCTGCAAGTAGTTGCGTCCGGCAGCAGCCCCGATGCTCTCTTGCATAAGAGGGGGCTGTTGGTTCTTCTTCCTTTTAGCCGTCTCGCTGTACCCGGCTACTTCTGCAGCTATATTTAAGACAATCTCGGTGAATTCACTTATCGCCATTATCCTGCAAACTCCTGACCAACTCGACTGGGCCTAGCTACATCTGGTGTGAGTGGCTGTCGCGGGTCACGCTGTGGCCCGCCTCCAGGCGCAGCAGGCGGCATGCCGCCACCGCCGCCAGCCATATCGCCACCCAGGATGGACTGCTCCAACACGTTGGGGCCGGTAGCACCCATCTGCATATCTTGTTCTTCTTTGGCGCGCTGCTTCTCCAGTAGCTCCAGCAGCCCGACTTCGCGTGCAACCTCTTGCGCGAGCACCTTCTGCACCATCGGGTCGCTGCGCACGAAGTCTTCCAGTAAGCGCTTGCGCTCACCAGTCGCATCTTCAAGGCGCGCATCGGCGCTCCAGTATGTCTCACGCGACTTCACGCCAGCCTGCACTTCACGCAGTCCCATCTCTCGCTGCTGCAACTGCAGTACCGGGTCTACCAAAGTAAAGCTCACGCGCACCGAGTAGTCGTGTTCAATCTCAGTCGAGCTTACCTCGTACCCGCGCACGTACATATCTAAGTCCAGTACATCTATCAACTGCAATATATGTTCAGCCGAGCGTCCGGCCAGGTGCTCTAGCTGTTTGGACGGCGCTACGAACTTACGCATCGCACTCGTTGAAAGTATTGCTTGTTGACCCACGGTTGAAACGCCCTGGTCTCGGATACCTGCCAGTGAGCGTGAGTACGTCCCAAGTTCCATGTCTTTGTCCAGCCACTGTTCGGACTCGAACATCCAGCTTGGAAGCTGCTGCATCTCCATGCGCCCGACTTCGCCACGGTTCGCAACCTCCACGATGTCGCTGCGCGATAGCTGGTCTTGCAGTTCATCGGCGCTGCCAGTAGTCACCATCGGGTTGAAGGTGGCTTCTATGAGCGCGTTATGTCTGCCTGCTACTGCCTGCGCCTGCGCCTTCAGGGATTCAAGCGCGTGGTCGAGCAAGCCGACAGCCATGTGAGTGGGGTCAATCTCAGAGATGCTAGTGGGTTCTTGTCCGTAGCCGGAGAAGGCGTGCGCGTACGGCACGAATCCCCAGGTGTTCTTTTCAACGAACAACAACTCCCCGGCATCGGTTGCGAGTGCGTGCCAGCAGTCACTCCACCACTCATCACACAGCACCATCTCAAAAGGGTTGTCTTTGATTTCCCATGTGTTGACCTCGACTGGGCGGCCTCTGCCTCTCTGCTCAGCCCTGGCCTGGGTCAACTCGGCCAAGTCCTGGCTCAGCCTATAGGTGTGTTTGATAGCCAGTCTGGGCTCTTTCTTCAGGGGGTCAAGCAAGACCCTGGCCGGGTGAACGGCTCTCGTCCTGAATGGCATCATCGTTTTCTTTCGATGCTCCCAGAGACGCATCCGGCCCTCGAAGTCCTCTTTAGGCTCGCTACGGCCCTTCTTGGGTTTGTCTCTCCGGGCCTGCATCGTAGTCGTGTCCAGCCCATCTTCGACCACAGCATAGCCATAAAGAAGGAGGTGCTTCCCCACCTGCTTCCAAGTGAGGTTGGGTTCCTGAAGCTGAGCCTCGTCCATGATGGCTTTCAGGGCAGGCTCTAGTTGGTCGGCGCGCCGCTTGTGCTCTTCACCGATACCTGCCGGGGCGCGGTGAACCAGTGGTTCAAAGGCAAGCTGATGGTCTACGGCGTGGTCTACTAGGGCGCGCGAACGCATGGGGATATACCAGTCCGGCCTGTCCATGCCATCGGGCCACAACTTGAATGTGCGATTGTAGTAGGTGTCTATCGTCTCCCACTTGGCGTGGGTGTTAGACCACAAATCGCCCAGGTACTTGCGGTGTTCTTGGATTAGTTCCGGGGTAGGCTTATCTTCAAGGGCCAAACTACCACCTCAACCGTACGCTACGTTTGAATACGCTTCGCCAGGTATCAGCGTCGTTGTTCTTTACGCGCCCAACTGCCTGCGCGAAGCGTCTAAGCTGCCACGCAATCCCGACAGCAAGCGGGTAGTCATCATGCGCGCCCGCCTGTCCTTCAATCCTACCATTTTTATTGGGATTTCGTATGACGGAGTAGAACTGCGAGAGCCCCTGCTCCGATGCGATGGTTATCAAGCGCGAGTTGACTGCTTCGATTAGCTCACCCCACAGTGTGTAGCGCGAGCGTTCATCAGTGTGCCACCCTGCTTTATCATCATCGCGGTAATATAGCCGTGGATACCGCATGCCTTGCGCGGAAACTATGGTAAGGACACCCCAATCGTTGTCTTCTATCCCCCAGATGGGGTTGTGATAGCGCGCGAGCAGCGCAACCGATGCGATTGCAAGCTGGTCAGGCGGTAACAGGTTCGTTTGTATGTCTGCAACCACGTAACCAGTGTCTCTATCCATCACAACAGTCACTGCATCGTCGCCGCCGACGCCGTGAGAGGTGTCCGTACCGGCCATATACCGCTTTCCTGGGTGGAAATCCTGATATATGTTGGCTGTGACCGGGCCAGCGGGCATAACCTCTACTGGATTGCGCACATCTTCCCGCATCATGTTCAATGTGTCGGGGTTGAACGCCGCAATCGTGCGCGGCGGCGCTAATGCTTCCTCTTCTGACGCAGGATATTCCTTCTCGAACAGGCTGTCGTCCGTATATTCTAGTTTTCGGGCGGCATACCACTCATTATCGCGCCCAGGACGTACATTCCAGCCGTAGAACAGCCGTTTGAAGCCGTTAAATGGCGCATCCTTGTACACTTTCTTGAACAAAGAGTTCTGTACCATGCCATTAGAGGTGGAAACCAGTATCAACTGACCCCCACCGTCATCAATAGTAGGCTTAACAGCAGCATAGTTGGCGTCTAGGTGCTCGTGATAGTCCGCTTCGTCCATGACTACCATCGACGCAGTGCTGGAACGGCCCGCTTTCTCCGTGGAAGGGAGGGCCAGGAGGCTGGAGTGCATGGTAGGGAACTCTAATTCCTGCCTGGAGTCCACACCTATCGGCACTTTCAGTGATTCTGGTAGTTGTTCTAGGATGAAACGGCTCTTGGCGAGCAGTCTCTTGGCTTCTTCCTCTCCTTGAGAGAGTAGTAGCACCATCGCGCCCTCGGAATACAAAGCCCTCCAGAGGGAATACGCGGCCAGCAACCAGCTTGCGCCGGTCTGCCTGGACTTCAACCAGACCAATAGCTTGGTCTCTTCTAAAGTCCGGCACACCTCTACTAAGTGGGGCCACCTCTCGAACGGAATGATGCCCCTGCCAGGGGGCGGCTCAAGTATCTTGACGTAGTTCAGGAACTCATCGAAGTCCCGCTTGGATAGTTCGATGCTGGCGGCTTCGCCTGCCTCTAGGAGCATCTGACGTTGTTCGTCAGATATGGTGCTCATGTGCGTTTGACTATGCGGGACATGCGCGTGTCACATACCGGGCAGTACCCCTGCATGGTCACGGAGCCGTTGGCTAGCACAGACGACACTGGCTTCTTCATGGGAGTCTTGGCCTTGCATCGGAGGCAAAACGCTTCAACAGGTTCTGGACTATCAACCGCATCACCACCGCGGACGCGAGCAATCCCACGGGATAGAGCACGTAGGCCGGTAGCGGTAAGAAGCGCCCCAAAGATATCAAAGCCGCGTCCTCTATCAGGTGTATCGTCACGAACAGCAGCGTCACTACGTTTACCGTCTTCACTCGTCACCATCCAGTACCTTCCCTTCGCCCTCGATGATAAGGGCATCGTCTTCTTCTATCAGCTTCTTGCGCATAGCTACTAACTCGCGCAACTCCACCGTGTTGAAGTCTGCCAATGAGTGCTGCACCTGCACATCCGCCGTCACCTCTACCTGTGACACTGACTTCCCCCACCCTCTGCTCAGTAACATATCTGCTGCGGCTAATCTGTCACTTATCTTCGCCTCCAGTCCCCCATCTGCTATCTCGACCAGTAGGCGTATCAGGGTGTTCCCCTCTTTCGTAGCCTTCCGTACCTTCTCGGCCAGCGCGACCCCCAGCTTCGGTCTCCCGCCAGGGTTCCCTGACTGACCTGGCTGGAACTGCTGGATGTTCTTACTAGTCATTCTCTAACACCTTCATCCCCAGCGCCGTCATTCCTGCGATGGTCGATGTTGCCACTTCAACCATGTCGGCAAAGATGGCGTAGCCAGTGATGGCCCCCAATAACAGGATGGCAGTCAGAATCTGTATGCGTATCTTCCCTATCATTTCATCACCGTGTATACCATCAGTCCGACTAGCACGCTGAGTATCCCCAGAACCAGCTTCACCTGCGCGTCAAGCGCAGATACCCGCCTTTCCATGTGCACCCAGTCATTAGTCAGGAACGTGTAGAACCGTTCGCGGAATTCCTTCATTCAACAGTAGCCTTACATTGGGTCACTTTCTGGATGTTCGCTCTGCAGGACTTCTTTTCGCACGCACGCTTGTGGCATCGCTTGCATTGGTACGGCAGCAAGGCCGCCTGTCCACATATCGTGCAGTTTCCGGCGGGTGCTGGTAGCACTTTCGGCTCCTTTCTAGGCGGGTCTACCGCTTTATCCTCAAAGTAGCGCACGCGCATATACTAACTCGTCTCTAGCGTCAAGAGCAAACGGGGGTGTCGCTTTTGCGTCGCATGCGTCGCTAGCTTTCCCGAGTTTTCTGCGATTCTGTCGCTACGAGTAGCCCCCCTTATCAGTTCCCCTACCCGTCGCCTTTCCGGGATGGCGTGTCGCAACTGCGGCGCGCAGTGGCTGCGGACGAGCCAACCCGCGCAGTAGCGGCGCGCAGGCACTGCGAACGAATATAAATACTCGCGCTGAATGGTATTGACATTAGCCCGCAAAGTGATATAATAGAGAAACGGAGGTACACCAACCCAGCCACCCAGCCCGCGCACTACGGATGCAGCACCGCGCTAGCGGAGCAAGCGCGCCAACGGGGCACAGTCGGCACATTGACAATAGAATACGCGAGACGGGTATCGCGCGGCGCGCAACCTGTATCACTAGTAACCAAAATACTATTAATACAGGTGATAAC